CGCAGATACTCTCCATATGACTTTCAATATTGAAGACGTGCAGAAGTTTGCTCCTAACATCATTCTTCGCCCAGATATCAACAACCGTGACCGTGTGGTCTGGCGAGGTCAGGTCTATCGCCCATATGCCATCCAAGAGCGAGGCATTGTGGCAGACAGGTTTACTATCCTGAGCGTAGAATGTATTCAAGTAATGCCAGAAGAAATGGTAAACGACCCACAGTTTGCTGCATACTCCTCAGATGGAGATAGAGTGTTAAATGTCTTATATGGATATGGAAATTACGGAGACGGAAACTATGGAGTTTAATTATGCCAATTACTAAACCAACAATTGGAGCTACTGGTTGGGGTACAACTCTCAACACCGCTCTTGACGTTCTAGAAGCTCAAGTTTCTGGAAAGCAAGCTACATTTACTGGCTATGACCAAGAAATCCACGTTAGCCAAGTAGATGGAAACGACACTACTGGTAATGGTGACATTTTAAACCCAGTTGCATCTATTACTAAAGCGCTTACTCTAGTAGCAGGTGATAGACGAACAGTCATTATTCACCCAGGAACCTATACTGAAAACCCCTCAATTACATATCAATACACAGTATTAACTGCCCCTGGTCTTGTTGGCGGAAACACTTTAATTTCTGGAACTGTAAGCACAAATACTGGTTGTACTATTGCAGGGTTAAAGATGACAAACCTAACCATCACTACCCCTACTGGTGCAGGAGTTCCATACATACTTAACTGCGATATCTCTGGAACTCTTACAAAAAGCAGTACTGCTACATACACGCTTATTCGTTTAACGGACTTTGGTACTGGAAGCATTACTGGAAGCGGAATAGTTGACATTTATGGTGGTAATACAAATCTTATAACTGTTAATAACGCAAGCGCAAATGTACTTGTTAAAAACGGAAGCACTGTATCTCCAGTTTTAACTGCTGGAAGTTTAAGCCTAGTACAGACGGTAGTAGTTGCCGCAGCAACTAACGCTGTTACCTCTGCTGCTGGAACCGTCCTTACTTTAGCAAACTCTCAATTATTAACCTCAGCACTATCTAACGTTGCCCCAGTTGTACTAAACGGATTCTACTCAATCCTTAATACCGTCTTTGATAAACCAACCTCAACCCTAGTTGCTCTTTCAGGAACAGGTGGTTCTTTAGGGTCTATTGACTACTTCCAGTATGTAAACGCAGATAGACTTCTTATGCAAAATGGAACAGCCCCTACAGCCAACCTAACAGGCGGAGGCATCCTTTATGTAGAATCTGGAGCCCTAAAATACAGAGGCTCTTCAGGCACAATTACAACGATTGGACCAGCATAATGGCTAAAGATACAAACCCATGTTGGGATGGCTACGTTCAAGTAGGCATGAAAATGAAGGGTGGCAAAAAGGTTCCGAACTGCGTCCCTGCAGGCTCTGGAAAAAAGAAAGTCGCTAAACCTAAGAAGAAAGTGAGCAAGTAAATGTGTGCAGCATGTGGATGTGGTAAGAAGAAGGGCGAGCCAGGTTTTGGCAAAGGCCCAAAGTCCAAGTCAAAGGCTAAAGGCAAGGCTTGCACTTGCGGTACCTGTAAGGCATGTAAGGGAAAGAAGATGTCTCCTAAGCAGAAGAAGCTTGATGTAGACAAAGACGGCAAGCTAGAAGGCTCTGACTTTGCTGCCCTAAGAAAGAAGAAGAAGTAATGTGCGCTACCTGTGGCTGCATGAAGCCAAAAGATAAGCACGGCATGAAGTCCCTTAAGGAAGCTAACAAGAAGTTTGCTAAGAAAGCTGGCCCATCCAAGGCTAAGAAGTCTTCGATGGTTAAGAAAAAAGGCATGTAATAAAGAAGTAAGTAGTTGAGGGACCGAAAGGTCCCTCTTTGCTTTATCCTAGTACTGAGCCCATGCGGGGCTCAAAGCACCACCCCCTGCGATGTACTTTGCTTACTACTCCTATGGAGATGACATGCCTAAAGATAATCACGTTGACAAGGCTTCGGACGTTGAGTTCATTGAAGCTTTGGCCGAGAGTAATAAAGGCACGGGCGCAGGAGTGTGGAAAGCATTGCTACTAGGAGCGGCAGCTCGTGGGGTAATTACTGGTGTCAATAAAAAATCTAAAAAGAAATCTTGATTCTAATTTAGAGTCCGCTGCACCTTCCCTTACGGCTAGCCTAAGGAAAGAAGCAGCTAATCGCGGCTGGCCAGATGACGTTTCTCAGGCCCTTTCCGTTGTGGTAAAGCAAGGTGTGTTTGCTGTTGATTACCCAGAAGAGTTTAAAGAAAAAATTGAAAACCTAGAGTACGGCTCTGGCATGCAGGCCCCCGCGGCGGCTATACGTTCTTTTCAGTATCAAATGGAAAACTTTGCAGCACCTATTTACGAGAACCACCCTGAAGAGATGTTAAAAGAGGTGAAGCTATAGAATGGGAAATCCGTTTCTAATTGCTGAGGACACCGCTCTTAAGACTCTTCTTCAAGGTATGACTGTGGGAGATGAGAAGACAGCCTACCGCCCAGTTAAGGTGTGGTTTGGATACCCTGATGTTGAAGTTAGAGCACAGGAGTTTCCGTTTGTGACTATTGATTTGATAGACATGATTCCAGCTAATGACCGTCAGACATCAGGTCAACTGGTAGACAATGACTATCGCGGAACAGTCGCCCCAATAGCTGGCAAGACTTACCGCTATGAAGTACCAGTAGCTTTTGATTTGATATATCAAATAACAACCTATGCCCATCACCCGCGTCACGACAGGGCAATGATGCTTCAATTGACGCACAAGTTTCCATCAAAGTATGGCGGTCTACTAGTTCCAAACGAACTAGGCACAGAGACCTCACGCCGTCATATGTTTCTTGATGGGTTTGCAAAACGAGATGCGGTAGACGGAGAAACTGGAAACCGCAGGTTGTTACGCAATATCTACACAGTAAGAGTAATCAGTGAACTTACTCCACTTGATGCAGGCCGTAGGGCTTCACGAGTTGAAGAAGTACTTGTTAACCTTCCTGAGTTAACGGACCAAACATCGAACATCCCTACTGGATTAACAAAAGTATAAAAAATGTCAAACTTGTTTAAAACAAAGGAGAAAATCTAATGGCAGTTCTACGTCCAGGAGTTTACGTTGAAGAAACGTTAAACCCTGTCGCACCTGTAGTTGGTCCAAACTCAGCATCTGTCGGCGCATTCATTGGCGCAAACGACCGTGGTCCAATTGGAACACCTACACTAATTACATCTTGGAGCCAGTATTCAACACTGTACGGTACTTGGAACACAAGTACTGGAGCAGGAGCAGCTGGTAATGATTTACCACTTGCTGTATACATGTTCTTTACAAATGGTGGAAGCCAGTGCTACGTTAACCGCGTTGCTAACGGCGCAACATCAGCAACTCGTTCACTATCAGACCGAGCAGTAAGCCCATCAGCAACACTTCAGATTCAAGCTAATAACGCTGGAGCATGGGGTAACAGCATTAACATCAGCATCGCTAACTCAGCAACAACAGGTCTATTTGATTTGTTCGTATACTACGGTGGCAATACAGATGCAAACCTAGTTGAGCGTCACGTTGACCTTTCAATGACAGCAACAAATGCTCGTTATGCAACAGCTATTGTTAACGCAGCTTCTGGCTACGTACGTTTAACTGACCTTAACTCAGCAAACACAGGTACTACTCGTAATCCAGCTGTTGTAACAAACCAAACTCTATCTACTGGCATCAATGGAAACACTCTAGGTAATACCGATTATGCAACTGGTCTTACAAACTTTGACACAATAAAGCAGTCTTTAATTATGAACGTTCCTGGAAACTCGACTGTTCCTGTAGTTAATGCGGCTATTGGTTATGCAAACTCTCGTCAAGATGTGTTTGTAGTTATTGATGGTATCTATGATGAGTCTTCTACACAACTAGCTTTAGCTGCACAGTACACAGCAAGCTCACTTGCCGCTGTTTATTATCCAAACCTTGTTATCTCTGACCCAACACTTGCTCCTGGTTCTGGCACAGGCCGTACACGTGCAGTTGGTTCTGGCGCAGCAGTTATGGGAGTTATTGCAACAACTGATGCATCACGTGGAGTATTCAAGGCCCCAGCTGGTCTTCTTGCTCGCCTATCAGGAGTTGTATCAATTGCAACTCTTACAAATGGTGAACTTGATACTCTTAACTCTGCAGCTGCTCCAGTAAACGCAATTAAGTTTGTACCTGGTTCAGGCATTGTAATCATGGGTTCACGCACACTCAAGGGTGGATATGTAGACAAGTACGTTCCTGTACGTCGTACACTTATCTATCTACGTAAGTCTCTTACAGACCTTACAGAGTTTGCAATCTTTGAGCCAAACGATGAAGCCTTGTGGAACCGTATCAACTCTTCAATCAGTACTTTCCTTACTGACTTCTGGAGCAAGGGCGGACTACGAGGCGCTACCCCACAGGCAGCGTTCTTTGTAAAGGTTGATGCACAAAACAACCCACAAAGCTCA